TAAACATAGTGTTTATCATTCAGATGTACTGAATTACTTAGTAATTCTCTTACCTCATTACAGGTTGTAATAAATATTACAGATTTTTATTATGTAATAAATATTACAACCTAGAGATAATATTAAGGTTAGAGATAAACTTAGAGTTTACCTCCTAGAGATAACCAACGTTCTAATACAGCTTGGAAAGATGTATTGTCTGGTATGAATACTGTTGGGTTAATTAGGAAATAAGTACTCTTAATTGTAAGTATTACATTGAGGTTTTCTAATTCTAGCTTACCTCTAACGTATTTGGCTCTCTCTGTAGATGTAAGTTGCTTAGGTTGAAGCCTAGCTATGTTAGTGTCTTTGTCTCTTAGTTTATCAAGAGTCCATATAAGCCAAGTAGCATTAGCGGATAGAGACATGAATATGTCTCTGCTGTCTTTAATGTTAGTACATACTTCTGCTCTATAATTAGATTGCACAGCATATCTCCCGAAGTTTGGTATATCTGGATTGTATTTATGAATTACTTTAGTGACTAGCTCTTGGTCACTGGTTATGTGCATAGATGTCATTGCTACAGCATTTAGACTAGCAAATAAGGGATTAGGCATGTATAATGATCCTATTACGAACTATTGAAGGTAGTTCAGTATAACAAAAACAGAGCAAATATGCTCTGTTTTTTTTTTAATACAGAGCAAATATGCTATGCAATATCCTCTGCAAGCCTTGGTACATATAGGTTCTCCTTATATATATATATATAGTAAAAACAAAAAGAACACTCTCTTTAATGCACTGTCAGAAAAGGTGTGAGATGTGTGAGCATTTAGAGGTGTGAGGTGTGAGATGCTTGAGATGATCTAGTTTTAGCGATGAAGTATTTGGTGTGAGCATTTAAAATACCCTAATAGCCGAAGCTACTAGGGTATTGGATTACAAGATATTTAAAGGGTCAAAGATAAAAGGTAAAGCAAAGATTAATGCCATAATGATTACTAACACTAATGTCGATGGGGAATTATCCATTACATGACTCCTATTTAAGTAAGGCTAAGAAAGGTATAGCTAAGACAATAGCTACAGCGAAACCAAATGCGTAATCTTGGTTATTAAAGATTTCTTTAAACTTATTCATTACAATTTTCCTTAAAGAACCAAGGTTATTAGCCTTGGTTCAGGTTGTGGTTATTTAGAGGATTCTAATGCTTCTTCTAAATCAGCCATAGACTGATTGAATAAGTCTAAGTTTTCTTGAGACTTAGCACACCACTTAGAGATGATTAAACGTTCTTCAGCTAATGCTTTAGCAGCGTTTTGTTTAACCATGATTTTGTGAGATGCTAAGTCAAGACGGTTATCTTCTTGGAGTTTAGCTTGCATATGACTAGCTTCAGCAGCTAATGTTTGCATTGATGTACCAATGGTATTAGCTACATCAGTGATAGCAGAAGCAGATGCAGTTACAACGGAGAACAAGGAACTCAATCCCATTTTGGCAGTTGCCATGATGTTATACCTCATTGAAAGTTAAAGAGAATGGTACACTTATTACCGTAGTACCCAACGTGGTAGGCTTATATGCCAAGCTACCATTGGTGGGATAATCCCAACACTAGCGGGAGCTAGATGAATTGAGGTGGGGTACCATGTTAGAACCAATTTGGTTTTGACGGGGGGGATGATTTTGGTGTGACGAGGTGTGAGGATAGAAGTACTACGCTAAGAAGTAACTATTAAATATTTCCCCAATAAAAATTAAAAAATATTTCTTCTAAATGAAACTTAAACTTATCTCTAACATTTACTAGATATAACTTTAACTATATACCGAGACTACCAATCCAAAAGATATGACTATAAACAGTAACGTTACTATTAATACTGTTTCTATTCTTGTTAACATAAAGTTATCTCTAAGAAATAAAAAAGCTATACCGAAGTATAGCTTAGTGTTAGATCACTACCAAGGTGAAGCGTGCAACTTGGAGGTATTTGATAGCTCTAACTGCAAGTGTTATTGATCCCCACTTACTTGCTTGGGTATCCAACCGTCTAATAGACAATATAGGTTTAAATCTTGATAAAGTAAATAGGTTATGTTTTACTAAACCAACCTAAACACTAACTGGAAATAATTATGAAAGAAATTACTGATGAGTATCTTTTATCTTTGGTTCAAAAAGAAGAATACGTGGTTATGGGGTGTAAGTTTCTAATATGTGGTTTAAACACTAAGAATGGTTTACTTGTATCAAGTGATCCTTTTTATGTTGGTTCAGGTAATTTTGATAAAGCCAAAGAGACAACCAAGAAAAATGCTATTAGTAAACTAAGAGTGTTAGAGGAGTATTTACTTAGAGATAAAATGAACCAAGTATCTAGTGTAGGTTGTTTCTTGGCTCAAACACAAAGAAGCTATTTAGATCTATCTGCACAGATACAGTTGTTATGTTCCTTCATTGGTAATGAGAAACATGATGATAAGTTTGATAAGTTGTCTCAAGTAGAAAGAGAATTAATTCTTGAACAACATGAATCTATGTATAGATTGAGTAAAATATTACTTAAACGTATTAATGTGAGTAAATAGAATGGCTGACCAATTTGAACCTTATGGTGATTTTGATTACATAGTTGCAGTTAGCGTAGAAGATGCTATTGCAAACTTTAAACAACACTTACGTATTAGCTATGATGAACGTCAGAAGCTTACTGAGGATCTTAGGGCTGGAATAAGTAATGTGGAGACTCGTAAGAAACAGATGGAAATTTTCCTTAAACGAAAAGAAGAAGCTGAACTTTTATTATTTAGAAGTATTGCAGATGAGCACTATTTGGAGCTAAGTAATGAAACCATTAAGGCTGTAAGGTTTGATGATAACCCTAGTCCTTGTAAGATGAGTGAATAACTATGACTCTTACATTACAACAGGTAGTTCATGCACTACCACCTAATTTGAAAAGTAATGTTACTCAGCAGTTAGTTGATAATATTAATAACTCTGTGTCTGATCCTATTATGGCTGAAGCTATAAAGGATAACTTTCTTAGTTATACTCAGGTATTAAGTGAGGGTAAGTTTAAGACTGAGGATTACCTTAGTGCTGTTATGTATGTTAGCTTTAAGCTAATGGGTATGACTAATCAGGATGCTTATGCTCGTACTTTCCCTGCTAGATATAGAACATTACTCAATAACGGAACCAGTGCTAAAGATATATCTTCTTATGTGTCTATGTACAATAAGGGTAGATTAGTTAATCTTATCTTGGAGAAATCTTTAATACCTACTTGGGTATTGAACCAGCATATTCATCAAAAAGCTATTAATGTTCAAGCTGATTTAATGTGTAATGCTAATTCTGAAATGGTGAGAATGCAGGCAGCTAATAGTATCTTGACTCATTTGACCAAACCAAAAGAAGTAGGTCCTCTTATTAATTTGGATCTAAGAGAAAATTCAGGTATTAATGAATTGAAAGCTACCCTTGCTCAATTAGCTCAACAACAAAGAGATATGATTAGTAATGGTACTACTACTAAACAGATTGCTGATCAAGGATTGGTGATTGATCATGATTAAACAAGATATTGATGCTTGGTTAGATCAGGTAGATTATAGGATATTAAACTCTTCTAAATATATTCCTTCTGAGTTTGCTCTTACCTTTATGAATTTTATTAAGCTAGTGAATGGTGGTGCTGGTGAATCTCATAAGACTCCACCTGTTCATTTAAAGATGCTTGATAAAGTAGTAAGTGGTAGAGATTACACAGCTAATCTTTGCTTTAGGGGCAGTGGCAAAACTACTTTGTTTATGGAGTACTTCTGTTTATTTGTGGGTATGTTTCATTATCTTCCTAATTTTGGTTCAGTAGATGGTTTGATTTATGTCTCTGACTCAATGGATAACGGGGTAAAGTCTGCAAGAAAGAATATTGAGTTTAGATATAATAACTCTGAATTTTGTCAGCAATGGATTCCTCATGCTACATTTACGGATAACTATATTGAATTTGGTAATAGAGAAAATCAGTTACTTGGTATTAAGATGTTTGGTGCTAAGACTGGTTTGAGGGGAACCAAGATATTTGGTAAACGCCCTAAGATTGCTATCCTTGATGATCTAGTAAGTGATGAGGATTCTAATAGTTTAGCTTCTATGGAGAAGATTAAAGATACTGTTTACAAGGGGGTGAACCATGCTTTAGACCCAACAAAAAGAAAAGTAATCTTTAATGGTACACCATTTAATAAGACAGATATTCTTGTTGAGGCAGTTGAATCTGGTGCTTGGGATGTAAACGTATGGCCTGTATGTGAACAGTTCCCATGTACTGAAGAAGAGTTTAGTGGAGCTTGGCCTGATAGATTTAGTTATGCGTACATTAAAGAACAATATGATATGGCTGAAAAGACAGGTAAGTTATCTGGGTTTTATCAAGAGTTAATGTTACGTCTAACTTCTGAAGAAGAGAGATTAGTTACTGATGCTGAGATTAATTGGTATCAAAGAAAAAAATTATTAGCTAACTTAGGTAACTTTAATTTTTATATCACAACTGATTTGGCTAACTCTGAAAAGAAGAAATCGGATAATTCCGTTATTTCAGTATGGGCTTATAACTCTAATGGTGATTGGTTTTGGGTAGATGGTATTTGTGAAAGACAAACAATGGATAAGAACATTAATGATCTTTTTCGTTTGGTTCAAATGTATAAACCACAGCAGGTAGGTATAGAAATTACTGGTCAGCAAGTAGCATTTATCAAATGGCTACAGGGTGAAATGATTAACAGAAATGTTTGGTTTAATTTTGCTTCTTCTGATACAAGTAATACTCCTGGTATTAGACCAATGACAAGTAAGCTGGCTAGATTTAATATTGTTGTTCCTTGGTTCAAAATGGGAAAAATGTTCTTTCCAGAAGAAATGAAACAAAGTAAGATAATAGGACAATTCATGCAAGAACTTCGATTAGCTACCTTTAGTGGATTAAAGGGCAAAGATGACTGTATTGATACTATTTCTATGTTAGGTTTTTTAAAACCCTGGAAACCTTCAGAAGCATTAACCCATTCTGTTGGTGATGATGGTATCTGGAGTTTGGACGATTCAAGTGATTATCCAAGCAATTTAGAATCTTACCTGGTATAAACTAAAATGAATTTACAAGAATTTTGTAAAAGATTAGCTAATGGAAGATTATCAAATACAAACCTAATAGAAGATAACAATGGTTTAACTATTAAGTTATCTCATAGAACTAAAGTTGTTGATGCTATTAATGAAGGTCTAATTAGACTTTACACCCGTTTTATTCTTAATCAAAAAGATGTAGTTATTTCTTTAAGAGATCATATTACGTCTTACAGACTAAACTCTTTATACTCTGAAACACTATATCCTCAAGATGGTGTAGAGATTCCTTATATCTTAGATTTGCCTGGTGAAGTATTTGTTAATGATGTTTTAAAGGTTCTATTTGTTTATGACAATGACGGGTGTGAGTTACCTCTAAATGATGTTACAAACTGCAAATCAGTATTCACTCCTAAGTATGATGTTGTACAAGTACCTGAACCAGTTACAGGTAAACTTATTAATGTTGTTTATCAATCTAAACATATCTTACTGAGTGTTGATGATCCGTTAGAAGAAATAGTATTACCTGAACCTTTATATGGTGCACTTGAGGCTTATGTTGCTCATTTACTTTTTGCTGATATTAATTCTGATGATGCTAAAGTAAAATCAGATAAACAACTTGCAAGGTTTGAGCAGATATGTGCTGAAGTAGCTTCAACTGATATTGCATCTTCTACAACCGTACAAACCAATATTAAATTTCAAAATAGAGGATGGATATAATGGTTGGATCAATTCGTACTTTACGTGGTGGTGAAGGCTCTAATATCGTTGATAAACGGATAGGAGATGCTTTCTGGATTGTTAATGAAGTCTATAAAAACTTAGCCTACCTTAAACAGCTATCTGAAAACATTGCTGAAACTGCTTCAGGATATGAAGGTTTTGTAGCAATTACAGATATTATCCCTACTAATATGGGTAATGTTGGAACCAAAGTAAGAACAGATGGTGATTATGTATTACAGTCCTGTGTTTCTTCTACACAAGAAGTAACTGTAAGTATTTTAGCAATTACAGGTAAAGATACATTTGAGCCTACAGTTCTAGTTAATAATACTACTGTCCCATTAACCAGAAATACTAATACAGACGTTTGGGTAGGTAGTGTTGATTTAGTTTTATCTGGTTCAAGTCCTTATACTATTACTGCTGTACACGGTGATGGTGCAACAGATACTGCTACAGTAACTTATGAAACTTCTCCTGTTATAGACTCTATGACTTTTTCAAGGGCTTACCCTAATGCTATTAATGGTCAAACAGAACACGCAGCAGGTCAAACATTAGATCTAACTATTACTTCTCCAACACTGTTTGATGCAGTAGAAGTAATTTACACAAATGGTTTAACAGCAACAACAGCTATTGCTATTACAGAAATTGATGATACCTTGACTCATACGTTGGAAGTCACTGTAGCTGATCAAGGTAGTTATGGTACTGGTGCTCCATTAATCTTACCTGCTAAAGCTCGTATTCGTAATCTTAATGGTACATGGAGTGAAGTATTCTCTAGTAGTGATTTTGGTGGTACTAACGGTACACATATTCTCGCTCTTAATAATACTCGTCCTGTTGTTACAGCAGGTGTTATTACATATCCAGCATCTCAATTTGCACTGAAGGGTACAGAACAGGCTACTGTTGCAGCTACTTATACGAATGTGGATTCTGTACTGTGGACTTCTGCTTCTCAATTGACTGTAAATGACCCAACAGTAATGGGTAATGTCGTAGTCAATAGATTAGCTGGTGGTTATAACATTGATACTACTAACCTAACTGTTACTGCACAGCGAGTAGCTAATGCTACAACTTCAACTACTAATGTTGTGGTATGGATTGCTGATACTAATCCTGTTATTACCAAGACTCTTCCTGCTGCTAGATTGCGTTCAGGTGTAGCCGCTCAGAACCATGTTATTACTCTTGGTTCAGATCAGAGATTAATCTCTATAGCTATGGGTGCTGGTACTATTACTGGTGATGCCGCAGGCACATTCTCTGGTTCATGGGCAACAGCTAATAATGGATTAACGAACACTCGTACTTTAGTTGTTGCTGACAGTGATCCAAAAGGTACAGCTACATTTACTGGTTTAAGTGCTATTAACTTAGCAGGTAAAGAAGTTACTACTGTGACCACTGATTTAGATTATGTCTTAGGTGGATTTGTTACCCGTACTGTTTCCTTTCCTTTGTGGGATGGTAGTGCTACTCGCATTGTGGATATTGGAACAGATGTGGTTGATGTAACTAAGCTAGTAGCGTTTAACGTAACTCGTAACCGTGCAACAACTTATCGTGCTACGGTGGGTGATGAGATAGATAAATTCACAATTATTAATGGTAATACGTTATATAACTGTGACTTAGAGAACGCATCTACCGCACTTACATCACCAGTACTTATCACTATTGAGGAGACTGTAGCATGACACAGCAATTTGAAAACTTCGTTAATGCTGCCTTAGATAAGTCATTAGCTTCTGATGTTACATTACCAACTGCTGACGATATTCCTGTATTCACTGGTATTGGTAGACAGGTTACTGGAAAGACTAAAGCAGAATTAGGGCTTGCTACATCAAGCCAATTAACAGATAAAGCTGATTTAGTTGATGGTTTAGTTCCTGCTAATCAATTACCAGGTTATGTTGATGATGTATTAGAGTATGCTAATTTAGCTTCATTTCCTTTACTTGGTGAAGCCAGTAAATTATACATTGCTATTGATACTAACCTTGTTTACCGTTGGAGTGGCTCTACTTATGCAGTGACTAGCTCTAGCTTGGCTTTAGGCGAAACATCAACCACAGCTTACTATGGTGACAAAGGCAAAACAGCTTATGACCACAGCCAAGCTACGGGCAACCCACATAATTTACCTTTAGCAAACACCAGCACAGACGGCTATCTTACAAGCACAGATTGGAATACGTTTAACGGTAAACTAGGATTAGCAGATGTGCGCTACGTGTTTTTAAATGACTCTACTACTTCACTAACTACATACACCGTCCCTGCAAGTGCCGTGACAGCAGTCGGGCGTACTATCATTGAGTTGAGCAATAACAGCTTAACGAGTATCACTATCAATGCCGCAACTGGCACAGGCAAATCTGTTGGTGATAGTGTAAATGTCAGTATTACAGGTGCTTACGCTGCTCAGGTATTGGTAGGCAGTGGGGCTACACTAGAAGGGGACTTAACTTTTAGTTATCAGCATCAAACAAAGACGCTGATTTACAAGGGTTCTAACAATTGGAAAATCGTGGGGTAGGTTATGTATCCGCTTGGCGTGTTAAAGAAAAAGCAGCTCAAAATACTAAAGCTGACTTTTACGGGTTCTATTGTAAATGAGGCTTCAACTGCGTCTAATACATTAATTTATTCAGATGGTACTGTCAGTCTTGCAGGTAACAAATTAAACTTGAACGGCTCGGCAGGTTGCTCTGTAAGAATAGGACAAAACGTTGGTAGTGATTGGTTTAATTTACAGCGCGATTTTGATTTGAAATTTGATTTAGTGATTACTTCAGGTACTGAAATTGGAGAAGTTTTAGCTTTTATAGATACTACTAATACCAGCACTTTTAAGTTGTTGTATGGCGGGGTATCTTATGGCTTTTCTGAGCTTCGACTTTGGCGTGGAGGCTCACCACTCCAAACATTCAGTTTAGTACCAGGCTACGGTGTAGTTCCTAAAAATACTGTATTGAATTGTGTTCTTGAATACAGAAAAACGTCAGCTAAATTATATATAAATAATGTGCTGGCTATTGATGCGCCAGCATTAACGCAGCCGATTAACGCTACTCGTGATTTTTGGCTAGGGGGGTATGGTGCAGAAGATACTTGTCTTGGTTCGCTTGATAATGTTGAGATGACTTTGCTTTAAATGATGTAGACAGATACCCGACTGATTTTACACCACCGATATAGTGGTTTGAGTTAAATGGAACTATGGACTATTTTGTATTTTCAACAGAGTAGTCAATAGTAGAATAGTAGACTCTACATTTAACCCAATAGCCTATTCCTATACTCTGTTAGAGCAAAGTGGCGAGTTCCCTGAAGCAACTTGGAATATTTAAATAATATTTCCCCTGTAGATAATCAGTTAGTACAATATAAACTGATTATCTATATAAACTTAACTTTAACTTATTGGTGGTGTTTATGTTGGTAGTCGGTAATGATAGTAATCATGTAGGGGAAATAACCTTGGCTACCATAAAAGCTGCACCACCTATAACAATAACTGGAATGATAATTTTTGGTTATACTGTTCAAGATTGGGTTTGTGTATTAACAGGTATTTGGGTAATTATTCAAATATATTTATCCCTATACGATCACTTTAAGAGTAAGCCTGTTTGTCCAATTTGTAAGAAAAAACACTAAATCGAGGTTTATATGTTAGCTAGTTTTATGAAGTTTGTTTCAGGTAAATGGTCTAACGTAAACGTTAGTGCATCTAATCCGTTGCCTGTTCAAAATGTATCAGCATCACCAGTCGATAGAAGCAGCACAATAACAGCAGGTGGTACGGCTCAAGTTGCTATGGCCGCATTATCAACTCGAAAGGCTTATTTCTTTCAAAATGTTTCAAGTGAAATTATGTGGGGAAGTTTTACGGGAACTGCTGCGCCGAATGCTGCTGGCTCATTCCCTATTCAGCCAAATGGCATTATTCGTTCAACCCAAGTCTGTGAAACAACTGCACTAAGTATTTACGGCGCAACAACAGGCAAAGTCTTTACAGCGTGGGAGATGTAAAATGGAGCTTTTAAATCCTTTAATATCTGAATATACATGGGCTAACAAGCCTTCTGTTGCTCCAAGCGGTCAAATTATTTGCGTCACAGATGTGGGTGAAAATGGCTCACTGTGGCGCGGTAATGGTACAAAATGGGTTCGACTGAATCCTATTAAGATTTTTTCTTTATCTGTACCAGTTTTGACTGCCTCAACTAGCGTTGTGACTTTAGCAACAATTACAATTCCTGCGGGATTAATGGGTGCAAACGGTAAACTAAAGATATATCCACTCTGGTCAACAACAAATAACGCTAACGTTAAAACATTGCGGGCGGCATTGGGCGGGTCAATTTGCACAACAATGACTTCGCAGAGTGTCCCTAATAATAGTGGGTTACTCATTATTAGAAACATTAACTCTGAGTCGGCTCAAAAATGTAGTAGCGGATTAGTTGCTGGTATTGGCTCATCGTTCGGCTCTATTGCGTCTACTACGATTGACACTACTGCGGCAACAACCATAACTATCACAGGACAGTTAGCTGCTGCTGGGGATACACTAACGTTAGAAGATTTATTTATTGAGGTGGTGTAATGAAAACTATTGCAGCTACAGTGGTAAATGACGTTATCACTCCGATTGAGCCAATGCCGTCCGATGCGAAGCTGATTGTGTTTAACGGCACTGAATACGTCATTTATGAAGTGGGTGATGAGTTACCTCTTGAGCCAGTGTATGACGAACAGCTATAAACTAGCCGAGCGCATTAATAGCGATGTTAATGCGTCAGTCACTTACAAAACAGATAAGCAAGTCGAAGCTCCTTACGGATGGGCTGATACGTACTGTCCATCACATAAAAATGAAATAATTTGATATTGTTCCATTAAGAGGTGGAAAACCAGTACGTAAGAAAAAACATTAAGAGGTATTTATGTTAGAAACTCTAATTGGCGCATTGTTTGGTGGTTTATTTCGTTTGGCTCCAGAAGTTTTAAAACTGTTAGATGTTAAGAATGAACGTGCTCATGAATTAAGTATGTTTGATAAACAAATCAAACTAGACACATTAAGAGCACAGGCTAATATTGAGAATAACAATACCAGTATAGAGATTGCTGATATTCAAGCAGTAATTGAGGCAACTAAAGCTCAAGGTACTGTTACAGGTATTAAGTGGGTGGATGGTTTAAATTCTAGTATTAGACCTATACTTGCTTTACAGTGGTTAATATTATTATGGCCTGCTGTTATTATTAGTGGAATCATTTCTGCTATTGGTTCAGGTGTTGATCCTTTGGTAGCAGTAAATACTATGTTTGGTGATGAAGAAAAAGCAATGGCTAGTAGTATTGCTTCATTTTGGTTAGTAGATCGTAGTTTACGTAAAATGGGTAAATAATATGTGGTCACTATTAAAAGAAATGGTAAAGAAATTTGAAGGGCGTAGATTAAAACCTTATCTATGCCCTGCTGGTATTGCTACCATTGCTGATGGTGCTACTACTTATCCAGATGGTAGAAAAGTAACATTAAAAGATAGACCTATTACTAATCAGGAAGCAGATGAGATATTAGAGTATAACTGTAATATTTATATTAAATCTGCTGGTAAACTTTCCCCTATACTTTGGTTAAGTGGGGAAGCTAAACATACTGCTATAGCAGATTTTTGTTTTAATCTCGGTTCAACAAGATATAAAGCCAGTACACTTAAAAAAAGAGTGGATGCAGAAGATTGGAATGGTGCAGCTATAGAGCTAAGTAAATGGGTTTACGGTGGTGGTAAAAAATTACCTGGACTTGTTTCTCGTAGAAAAGCTGAAGCATTACTATTACTACAAGATAACTAGGAGTTTATTATGCCTACAGATCCTTGGGATAATCCTACTAAAGTTTATCCAGTTGGTATTCACTCTAGTAGGGTACATAAACCTAATGATGTATATCCTGTTTATGTTAAGGGTGAGATTGAAGTACCTGGAAGAGAACCAGTAGAATTAGATCCTGATGGTGGACCAGATTTACCATTTGCTAGAGAATATCCAGCTTATCTAAATGAACATCTTATTGGTGTTCATGGTGATATGTTATTCTATGAGGATGAACCACATTGGCGTTTAAATCCAGCAGTCATTAGATCCTGAGTAATAATTTATGTACAACCAAGAAACTAAACCAGTAGTACAAGATAGTAAATTAACTACTTGGGGTAATGAACCACAATTACAATCTTTAAAGTGTGATTTTGATGCTTCTAAAACATCTCATGATGCACAGATACTTAAAATTAAAAAGTGGGTAGATTTACTAAAAGTACAAGGTACGGCTAAAATTGAAAAAGTTAAGGGAAGATCTTCTGTCCAACCTAAACTTATTCGTAGACAAGCTGAATGGAGATATTCTGCATTATCAGAACCATTCCTATCATCTAAAGAAATGTTTAAAGCTTCACCTGTAACTTTTGAAGATGGTGAATCAGCTAAACAGAATCAGTTAATATTAAACTGGCAATTTAGAACCAAAATAAATCGTATTAAGTTTATTGATGATTTTGTTAGATCTAATGTTGATGAAGGTACTTGTATTGTTCGTACAGGTTGGAAACGTAGTATTAAGATTATTCAGGTAGATGCACCTGTTTATTCTTATTATGCTGTTGGTTCTCAAGAAGAAGCTGATTTATTAAAACAAGCTATAGAACTTAAAGATACTAATCCAAATGAGTACAGTAATATTGATCCTTTGGTTCAAGCTGCTGTTGATTATTATTTGGAAACAGGACAACCAACAGTTGCTCAACAAACTGGTACTCAAAAAGTAGATAAAGAATTAATTATTGAGAATAGACCTACTGCTGATTTAATTAACCCTGAGAATTTTTATATAGATCCTTCTTGTGGTGGAGATATTGATAAAGCTTTATTTGCTATTGTTTCTTTTGAAACTAATCAAGCAGAGCTTTTAAAAGAAACTGATAGATACAAAAACTTAGATAAAGTTGATTGGGAAAACAATGGTCCATTAACTCAAACTGACCATGCTACTAGCACACCTATTGAATATAATTTTAAAGATGCAATGCGTAAAAAGGTAGTTGCTTATGAGTATTGGGGTTATTGGGATATTGAAGATGATGGAGTATTAGTACCTATTGTAGCTACTTGGATTGGTAGTACTCTTATCCGTATGGAAGAGAGTCCTATGCCTGATGAGAAATTGCCTTTTGTTATAACAAACTATTTACCAGTTAAAAGAGAATTATATGGTGAACCTGATGCAGAAATGCTTGAGGATAATCAAAAGATTCTTGGTGCTGTAACTAGAGGTATGATTGATTTATTAGGCAGATCTGCTAATGCTCAACAAGGCATGGCTAAAGGTATGTTGGATCCATTAAACAAACGTAGATTTGAGAATGGACAAGATTATGAATATAACCCTAATCAAAATCCTAATAATGGTTTAATTGATCATAAGTATCCTGAGATTCCACAATCAGCAATGCTAATGTTAAATTTACAGAACCAAGAAGCAGAAGCTCTTACTGGTGTTAAGAGTTTTAGCGGTGGTATATCTGGTGAATCTTACGGTCAAGTTGCTGCTGGTATTCGTGGTGTATTGGATGCAGCAAGTAAAAGAGAAATGGCTATATTAAGAAGATTAGCCAAAGGTATTACTGAAATTGGTAATAAGTTTATAGCAATGAACGCTGTATTCTTATCTGAAGAAGAAGTAATACGTGTAACTAATACCGAATTTATTACTGTTAAGCGTGAGGATCTTAAAGGTAATTTTGATTTAGAAGTCGATATATCTACTGCTGAAGTTGATGATGCTAAAGCTAAAGATTTAGGGTTTATGTTACAAACTATTGGACCTAATATTGACTCTCAAATTACTATGAAAATATTGGCAGAAATTGCTGAATTAAAACGTATGCCAGAGTTAGCTCATGATTTAAAATCTTGGAAACCAGAACCAGATCCAATTCAACAACAGTTAAGAGAATTAGAAGTTCAGAAAGCTCAAAAAGAAATTGAGAAACTGGATTCTGAAATTCAATACAATATGGCTAGAGCTAGAAGAGAAGGTGCTAATAGTGATAGTACAGATTTGGATACTATGCAACGAAGTGATGGTACTAAACACCAACAGGATATTGCTCAGAATAAGGCTCAAGCTAAAGCTAACCAAGAGTTAGAAATTACTAAAGCATTAACTAAACCAGTTAAACAAGGTGAAATTGGACCTAATATTGATGCAGCTATTGGATATAATCAATTAAGTAGTGTATTATCTGGTAATTAATAAAGTTAAACATAATATTAACTTTATTAATTGGTTCTAACTTTAACTTTAACTAAAGGACAAATCAGCCATGTCTGAAGTCTTAGCTTTACAGAAACAACGTGATGACGCTAAATTATTAATTGAACACGCTGAAATAGCTGTTCGATTATCTAATAATCCTGACTTTAAAAAACTTATTTTAAATGAGTTCTGTGTTAATGAATGTGCTCGTTATGCTCAATCTTCTGCTGATCCAGCATTAAATGAAAGTCAACGTGCAGATTGTTTAGCAATTGCACAAGCTGCTGGTCACTTACGAAGATTCTTATCAATTAAGATTCAAATGGGTAATCAGGCTGATCGTCAAATGGCTGATTTAGATCAAGCTATTTTAGAAGCTCAATCTGAGGATCACCAATAATGGAAAATACAGATGTTCTTGGAATGTCTGATGAGGACTTCCTTAAACTAAATGAACCTCCTACTGAAACTAAAAAAGAAGAGGATCCTTCTGTAGTTATTCCTGTTGAGGGATTAGTACCAGAAGTAAAAGTTTCTGATGTTGAAGAAGTTAGTACTGATCCAGTTGTTGTTGAAGAATCTGCTCCTGCTGTAGTAACAGAAGAACCAAATAAAGAAGTTACTACTTCAGTAGTTGATAATAGTAAGCCTGCTGAGGCTGTCCCTACTATTAACTTTGAGCAAGAATATAATCGTTTAATGGCTCCGTTTAAAGCAAACGGTAAAATGATTACATTGAACAGTCCTGAAGAGCTAATTCAATTGGCTCAAATGGGTGCTAATTACACTCGTAAAATGCAGGATATTCAGCCACATCGTAAAGTGTTACAGATGTTGGAAAATAACGGATTATTGGATGAGGGCAAACTTTCTTTTCTAATTGATTTAGATAAGAAGAACCCTGAAGCCATTAAAAAGTTAATTAAAGATACTGGTATGGATCCTTTGGATATTGATACCAGTGTTGAACCAGATTACAAAGAAGGCAATCACAGAATTAGTGATGAGGATGTAGCTTTCACTACTGTTTTGGAAGATATTAAATCCAGTCCAAACGGTATTGAAACTATTCAAGTTATTAATCAATGGGATCACGCTAGTAAAGATTTGTTATGGAAATCACCTGAGTTAATGTCAGTAATTCACAGTCAACGTGATAATGGTATTTATGACCGTATTACAACTGAAATTGACAGACGTAAAACGTTAGGTATTATTCCAGCTTCAGTGCCATTTATTAATGCTTACAAAGTTGTTGGTGATGAGTTAAATAGTCAAGGTAAGTTTAATGATTTAGTTAAACCAATACCTAACAGAAATACTCCTATTGCTACTAGAGTAGCTGCACCAAAACCAACTGTAACTAATAATAATCAGGCTAATGCAGCATCTACTACTCGCAGCGTTAAAACACCTGCAAAACCATTGGTTAATCCTCTTGCTATGAGTGATGAGGACTTTTTAAAACAATTCAGTAATCGTGTTTAAGGATACGTACTATGTTAAATTATAATGCACCTATTGATGGTGACAAATCTTCTATTGATGGTTCTGGTTCTGACCAGATGAATACTTACTTTTGGTTAAAGAAGGCTATTATTACTGCTATGAAAGAGCAGTATTTTTCTCCTTTAGCTTCTACCGTTAATATGCCTAAAAACTTTGGTAAAACTATCAAAGTGTATGAGTATGTTCCATTGTTAGATGATCGTAATGCTAACGATCAAGGTATTGATGCCAATGGTGCAACTATCGTTAATGGTAACTTATATGGTTCCAGCAAAGATGTAGGTACTATTACAGGTAAATTGCCTTTAGTTGGTGAGAATGGTGGTCGAGTAAACCGTGTTGGTTTCACTCGTTTAAGCCGTGAAGGTTCTATTCACAAGTTTGGTTTCTTTTATGAGTTTACTCAAGAGTCTATGGATTTTGATTCTGATGATGAAATGAAAGATCACTTAGCTCGTGAATTGATGAATGGTGCTGTCCAAATGACAGAAGCCGTTTTACAGAAGGATTTGTTAGCTGCTCCAGGTGTAGTTTTATACGCTGGTGCTGCAACCTCTGATGATGAGATTTCAGGTGAAGTAGTTGGTGCTGTTCCTGCCTCTATTTTAAGTTACCGTAACTTAATGCGTTTGGATCAGATCCTTACTGATAACCGTACACCAAAACAAACTAAAGTTATTACTGGTTCACGAATGATTGATACTAAAGTCATTCCTGCTGGTCGTATTGCTTATGTTGGTTCTGAGTTAGTACCTTTGTTGAAGGAAATGACTGATTTGTTCGGTAACAAAGCTTTCATTGAAGTTCAGCATTATGCTGATGCAGGTACAGTGTTAAATGGTGAGATTGGTTCTATTGATGCCTTCCGCTTTATTCAAGTTCCAGAAATGTTATCTTGGGCTGGTGCTGGTGCTGATGTAGATGATAATCCTGGTTATCGTTCTACTACTGTACTTGGTACTGACAAGTATGATGTGTTCCCAGTCTTAGTAATTGGTGATGACAGCTTTAACACTATTGGTTTCCAAACTGATGGTAAATCTGTTAAATTCAATGTTCTTACCAAAATGCCAGGTAATGCTACTGCTGACCGTAATGATCCTTATGGTGAAACTGGTTTCAGTTCTATTAAGTGGTACTATGGTATTCTTGTCAAACGTCCTGAACGTATTGGCTTGATTAAAACTGTTGCACCTATCTAACATTAGATACTTGAACCAAGAGAATAAATATTTCTCTTGGTTCAATTTTAAAAATTTTTTGGATGATTACCATGTCTAACATTGACCAAACCCAAGATGAAAATAAGTCTGAGGAAGTCACAGAGCTTTCTTTGTTAAAACAACGTGCTTCAATGATGGGTATTGTTTTTTCAAACAATATTGGTATTGAGAAGTTACGTGAACGTGTTAATGAAAAATTAGCTGAAGAAGTTGCTGAAGAAAATAGTATTAAGTCTGCTGAGAAAAAAGTAAAAGCTAAAACCCTTCGTCAGACTATTATGGAAGAAAATATGCGTATGATTAGATTACGCATTACTAATTTGGATCCAAAGAAAAAAGATCTTCCAGGTGAAATTATTACTGTAGCTAATGAATACTTAGGCACAGTACGTAAATTTGTGCCATTTGGTGAAGTAACAGAACAAGGTTATCATGTACCTTACTGTATTTATAAACTTTTAAAATCTCGTAAGTTTTTAAATATTCGTACTGTTAAAAATCCACAAGACCCATTGAAACCTATTATCCAACAAAGCTGGGTAAATGAATTTGCATTGGAAGAGTTACCACAACTTACTGCTGCAGAATTAGCTAAACTGGCTGCTATTCAATCTGCTAGCGGTGGTATAGATTAATAATTTATTTTGACTATTAATCTAGGCTCATCAATGTTTATTGATGAGCCCTTATTTTTTGAACCAAAGAGATAAATATTATGGCTACTAATGGTGCTGAGATTGTTGCTAGTGAGTTGATGGTAGCATTACTTACAGGTGAAGATGTAAGTATTCCTGCCATTGATTTCTCTGGTTCAGAATATTCTATTCCTGGTGATATTAATTCTGATGCTTATGATGTATTGGTAAGATTATCTGATTCTGATTTAACTACTGGTGCTATTAACGGTACTGGTGCATTTGATAAATTAATGGTTGGTGTTGCAGCACAACTACAAGGTGAATATGACGCTGGTAGAATTACTGGTGTTGAATACACTAAAGCTTATATAGCATTAACTGGTTCTGCTTTAAGTTCATCTTTACAATACTTATTAAGTAGAGATGCTGCTTACTGGCAAGCTGTACAAGCACAAGCTGCTTCTGTTACTGCAAGAGTACAACTAGCTACTGCTAAAATTCAAAATGCTGCTGCACAACTAGAAGCTATGAATGTTAGGGCAAACTACGCTTTAACTAAATTAAAATTAGCTTCAATGGATATTGAGTACGCAACTAGTAAATATAATCTTGATAACATACTGCCTGCTCAAAATGTGTTACTAGCTGATCAGCATAATCAAAACATTCAACAAATTTCTAATCTTGTTACCGAACAAGATAACATGATTAAACAGGGTACTTTGGTTGATAGTCAAAAACTTGGGCAAGATGGCCAAAATGCTACGTCTGCATATAATTTAGAAAATCTATTACCAGCTCAATTAGCTACAGCTAATGCTCAGAAGCTAAGTATTGATAAGGCCAACAGCATTTCTGACTACAATTTAGCTACCGTATTGCCAGCTCAGGTAGCAATGACTGATGCTCAGAAGATAGGACAAGATAAACAAAATGAAACAGCTATATATAATTTAGAAAATATACTACCAGTTCAATTAGCTACAACTAGTGCACAAAAAGTAGGTATTGATATAGCCAACGATACATCTACGTATAATCTTATTACAACACTACCTGCCCAAACAGCAATGATTAATGAGCAGAAATCTCAAGTAACACAGCAAATATCTAATTTGATGGTAGAAGCTCTAAATATACCTAAACAGGGTTTATTACTTGATTCTCAAAAACTATTACAGGACAAACAAATAGAAACTGTTACATATAATTTAACTAATTTATCACCCAAACAGGTAGATTTACTAACTAAACAGATAGAAACAGAGGAACAGAATACTATTTCTTTAACTAAAGAAAATAGTATTAAAACTTTTAATATCACCTATACCTTACCCAAACAAACTGAGATTTTAGAAGAACAACGTATAAGTCTATATAAGGATAATGCTGATAAATCTTTCAAGTTAGACTATCTAAATGCACAACAATTAGCTTTAGTAGCAGAACAAGTAGAAGCTCAACGTGGTCAAACTATGGATACTCGTAGGGATGGTACTACTCCTATTACTGGTTCTATTGGTAAACAAAATTCTCTATACGCTCAACAAATTGTTAGTTACCAAAAAGATTCTCAATTAAAAGCAGCTAAAGTATTTTCTGATGTTTGGATTACTTGTCGTAGTATTGATGAGGGTTTCCCCTTACCAGCACAATTTGATACTGCTGCTACTCAGGCGGCTATGCAAGCTATTATTACTGCTAATGGTTTAGGGTAATACTATGGGCTTTTTTGGTAATAAAAAGAAACATTACGTATCCTCTACTGTCTATAATTTAGCTGGTGATGAGGATAAACGTCCTAATTTTCTTAAAGCTACTGTTATTGGTGCTGTTATTGCTGGAAAAGATTCTCTTGCTCAGGCTATACAAGATGCTTACGCTACTGGACCTGGAACCAGGTTAAAAAGGTTTAATAACTGGGCTGAAAATCAAGGATATAATGGCTTAGTTGGTTCAGCTACTAGCACTTTTAATTCAGGTAATAATATTAATAATGCTTTACTTGCTTTAGAGATACCACCTGTATCTGGTGGTGTTATTGAAGTAAGAACTTCAGAAATTGATCCTGCTGATTACTCTTATTGGGCTGATCAGTATGTATTTTTAAATAATCCTAATAAGGCATCAACAGAATATCTATCCGATATGAACTTTGATACCAACACTATTACAATAACTTATGAGGATCTTACTACTGATAGTTTTGTACCCACTGATTTTGATATAAGAAGTAGGTATCTATATGCTTCTTACGTTGAATCTAATGTTGTGCCACCAGATCCAGTAATAGCAGGGTTAACTATTAATATTGGTTCAGGTGATCCATTCCCCAGTACAGTAGGTTATAACTTAGTAAGTAGTAGTAGTAATACTTACAATTACGATATAACTACTCAAGAATTTGTAACAATAACTTATTCAGATGGTAGACCATCTGAATATACGTCTACTACTACTTATACACCAGGCACTTACACTACATCGTCAGAGGTATGGGAAAAGACTGACTATATGGGATCGTTAGTAGGTACCGACTCTATTTACAGTATTAGATACATAATGCACCATGACGTAGGTACTAGTGTAGAACAGAGTGATAATACGGTCGTAACAACTGAAGTTATTCCTACCAATGTAACTAAAACTACTAGTACCCGAACCGTCATAACTACAGTAGAACCAGCTAAGAGTCACCGTACAGATACCCAAAGAGTTATTCATAAAACATGGAGTCCATTATCAATATTTATTTATAAGTTTGGTTCAGGTAATGCAGTTTTAGACAATATGTTTACAACAGATTCAGCAGGTGCTAATTATTACCCAATTGTTCCAATCAGGCTTAATAATGTATTCATATCAGATTACGCAGATACCACTCTGTATAAAGCAGCTAAAAAGGCTTTTAGAAAAGCTACAGCTAGTAAATTTGATGATGTTGAGACTACTATTAAGGACAATCCAAGTATAGGTGATATTGATTACGCTTACGCTGTTTTTGGTGTAAGTCTTAATGTAAAAGAACAATCATGCAGAAAGTATTTATATCGTTTTTTCAAAACTATATCAGAAGAACCAGGTCAGCTTACTCAGGGTAACTACAATACATTCTTAGACGAATGGGATGCCGCATCTGCGTCTATAACAGCTTGGAATACTTGGGTTAATAGACCACCTGGTACTAGATATGATTCTAATCCCGAACCAGTAGTTTTACCCTATCCTGTAAAACCAGTTAATAGAATGAATATTACTAATGGAGTTAATCCACAATTAAATTACCGTGTCGAGTTATCATGGAGTTTTTTATTTGAAGAAACTGGATCTGGTTTATTAAAACCTGATGCTAAAAATAATGAAATATGGTTAACAGCAGAGCCGCTTGATGATCTTGTACAGATTTTCAGAGCCAATGAAGATAACCCACCTTCTCCTGGGTTATTTGGTAAAGCTAAACTATTCTCTTGGAGAAGGGCTACTCATTACGTTGTTATAAATTGGCAAGTAGATTTAACAACTTGGAAAAAAATTACCATACACGATTTAACGTACAAAAATTTTATTTACGGTTCTATAGCTGTTATTTACACAGGCAAAGAAGCAGTAGAAAGTACTGAGGAATCTGGATTTATTATCCCCCTACATGAAGGTATATACAAAGGAATGGGTATAAAAGACAATACCCAAATGGCAACTGCTTGTTGTTTCCTTGTATTTAATTCTTACCTGGAGGTTAAAACTCCTTGGTATGCTACATTTGCTTTTAAAGTAATTCTTATTGTAGTAATTGTTATTATTACAATATTAAATCCTCCTGCTGGTGCTGCAGCAGCTAAAGCTGCTATGGCTACTGGTACATTTTTGGGTTTATCTGGAACAGCAGCTTTAATAGGTGGTTTTATTGTTAATTACGTAGCAGCAGCTATTGTTACTAACCTAATTATGAAAGCTGCTACTCATGTGTTTGGTGTTAAAATTGGCACTATTATTGGTACTATTGTTTCTATAGCTACTCTTCAGGTAGGTAATTCTTTATTGAGTGGGCAATCAATAGCAGCCAGTTTTAATAACATGATGAGTTCTGTAAATCTATTAAAACTAACTATACCTATTGGCAATGCTTATGCTAATTATCTCGGTTCAGTTACTAAGGATCTGCAAATACAATCACAAAAACTAAATGATGAATTTACTTCAAAATCTAAAGAAATTGAGGATAAATATAAAGAAATGTTTGGTGATGGTGCAATGCTATTTGACCCAAAACTGTTAACAGAACATAATGCAGTATTAGGTGAATCTCCTAGTGCATTTCTTGAAAGAACATTAATGACTGGTGGTGATATTGTAGACATGAGTTTAGATATGCTACATAATTTTGTTGATATAACTTTAAGCACAGAGCTTAAATAATAGAGGAATGTATTATGGGATACCCAAATATTGATAAAAAATCCATATATGATCTAAGTCAGTTTGGTATGCCTACTGATTTAAACCGTATGTCTATACCTGCCTATGGTCAATATAATGTTAATCCTAATCAGCAATATTTTACTGGTGGTATGGATGCTTCTAGTTTAGGTTTTGGTAACTTTGGTTCATTAGGTAACTCTTCTGACTATTTATCTGATTTTCAAATGAATCCCACATCTAATGAATCATTAGGTATGAATTTTTCACCTGATTTGGGTGGTATGCCTAACTGGGGTAATGACCCTACTGTTACTGGTTCCTACGGTGATGCACCTACATTTGATCCTAATCCTATAGGCAATCAACAAGGTGGTTCTGATCTTGGTTGGAATATGGGTACTTTAAATACTGGATTTAAAGGACTAGCTACATTAGGTAATTTGTGGGGTGCTTACCAAGGTAATAAAATAGCTAGAAAACAACTTGCTCTATCCACAGATGCTTATAACACTAATCTTACTAATCAGATTAAAAGTTATAATACACAGTTAGAAGATCGTATCAGAGGTAGATACTCTAGTGGTAATGCTGCTGGTCAAGCTGAAGCTACCAGACAGATTGAAGCTAATAAATTAGTACGTTAATAGGGGAATTGATATGGCTCGTTTAGCTTGGCAGAATGTTGATGCCCCTAACTTTACTCCTGCTATTCAAGGATTTGCTAATGTAACGTCATTACTTGATAAAGCTTTGGCCTCTACTCAAGGTAGTGTTGAAGATCAATTGAAATTACGTAAATATCAGGATGATGTTTTAAAAGCTAAGAATGATGCTAATAAGGTAGCTGCTGAAAGAGAAGTAGCTCTTAATGCAGCTAGGCTTAGAGATCCTGCCTCAATACAGCAAGCTTTAGCTGATGGTAGTATCTTTGGCTCTAATCGTGAAGATCTATCTCCTGAAGCTATTCAAACTACCTCTAATCAGGTTGCTTTACGTTTAACTGATGCTATGAATATAGACAAGGTAAACGCTCTTGAACCAGATAGAATAATTGCTAAATTGGGTGCTACTGCTCCTGATGCTGCAACTTATCAAGCATGGAGAAAAGATCCTATAGTATTTAATAATCCAGCTCTCAATGGTGCTTCTGCTGGTGCTTGGGAAAAATTTGGTAGTGCTGGAAAAGTCTTAGCTGAAAACTTAGGCACTATTCGTAAAGAAGGTGAAGCAGTTGATGCTTCTGCTGTTAATAAAAGAGTAGACTCTATTTTTGGTCTTGCTTTAGCTGGTGCTGGTAGTGAAACAGATATTAGAAACAATGCTTATGCTCTTGCAAAACAAGCTGGTTTTACAGGTCCAGAATTAACTGAGCTTACTAATAGACTTAAAACTTCTGATATTGCTTTTGCTGATCCAATAGCAGAAGCATCTACCGTAGGTACAACAGGTGGTAAAACTGGTTCTACCCCTGCTGGTAGTGCTATTGCTGGTGCTTTACCTAATATTGATACCAGTGGTATTAACAGTGGTCTTAATTCTGCTGTACTTCGTAATACTTATGGTAACAGACCATTGCCAGAAAATATTAATACTTTGGGTGATCTATTTGATAATAAAAAGAGTGAGTACTTTAGAGGTACCGATAAAGAATTACATACTCCAACTGGCCCATTGCAGATTGTTGCTGATACTTTTGCTAGTCATGGTCAAAAAGTTTATGGTAAAAATTGGAGAGAACAATCTCTAAATGATCCTAAAGTTCATTACGATATTGGTGAATCTATCTTTAAAGAGACAGGTGGTAATGTTGATAAATTAATCGGTCAATGGGATGCTTTAAAGAAATTACCTAGAAGTACTGTTGAAAAAATTGCTAAAGCTCCTTGGAGTGAAGCTGCTCCTATTATTGCTGCTGCTGAAAGTGGTAGTAATTCTGGTGCTGCTAGATCAATGAAACAGATAAGTAATCCAGACTATTCTAACTCACAAGTTTCTAATGTTACCAGTAGAGCAAGTAGAGCTATTGCTCAATTTAGTGCTGATCCAATAGTTTTAAATCATTCTGCACTGAGTAAGAGTACATTAACTGCTGACCAAGTAGCTTTAGATGGTGTTAAGACTTCTGTTGATTATGGTACGCTTAACAAAGATGAGATGGATCTTGCAGCTAGAAACATTAAACGTACTATCGAATATGTTCAGAAAAAAGCTGGTGGTAATATCTCACCTGAATTAGCTTTTGCAGTAGCTAAACAATCATTTGGTGATGAAAACTTTAGAATATTATGGCTCAATTCCGACCTTAATCTTAATACAACTAAGATGAATAAAATCATCAAAAGTTTAAATGATAAAGGTGGTATTCCAGATCAAGCAAATGAACTAACTAAGATGCAGGGAGTATTTTCTAAGCTTGAATCTGCTAATAATAATGTAGCTACACTACAACAAAATCTTATTGATGCTAAAAATAATAATGGTAATAACCCATACAGTGATGTTGTTAGTAAAGCCGAATCTGCTTTATCTAAAGCATTAGATATTAGAACCCAAATAGCACAGGAGATTGAAAAGAGTTCTGTATTTCAACCTAAAGAAAATGTGACTGTAGAGCAGGAATTAAGTAATAACAACACTATAAAAGGTGGTGGTGGTAGTGCAATTGGTGATGCTTTAGCTAAACAGAGACAATTAGATAAACAATCAAATACTACAAAGGATAATGCTACTACACCTCCTACTGTAAATAGTGCCAATAATTTTGTTAATTCCAGACAAGGTAATGTAAATAAAGCATTAGCAGAATCCCTATCAACAACTGATCCTTCTCAGGTTAAACCTGTGGCAGCACCTATCGCTATACCAGTTAAAGTAGATGGTAAATCTGGCACTGGTACTACTTTTGCTTTGGATAGTAAAACTGGTCAATCAATACCAGTTACTCCATTAAAATTGGATCCAAATGTTAAATACTTGAAACCTGTTACCGTTGTTAAGGCTGATAGATCTGGTGGGCAAAAAGGAGTAATTACTTACGTTGGTGATGGTGATGGGGCTAATATAGATGTAGGTGGTTCTACTATTAAATGCAGATTAGATACATTTGATGCTCCTGAAACTGGTGGAGCACCTAAAAAATGGCCTGATCAACCTTATAGTAGGGAAGCTGAAAATAAACTTAAAAGCTTAATTGCTAGTGGCGAAGTTACTGTTATTGTAAGTAAACCTGCTGATACAAGTAGTCCTCCATCTGGTAAAAACAATTATGGTAGATCACTTTGTAAAATTGAGGTACAAGGTAAAAATGTTGATCAAGAAATGTTGAGATCTGGTGCTGCTTGGTTACGTCTTGAATATGCTACAGATGAAAAACTGATAAACCTATTTAATACTGCTAAGGCTAATAAGGTAGGCTTATTTGCTGATCCAAATGCTGTTCCTCCTTGGGACTACAGAAAGAGTTTTAAATAACTTTTTACTTTGGTTCAAGATAAAAAATAAAGCCTTCTATTAAGAAGGCTTTATTTTATGGTAAAGTAATTCATTCTTAAAACATTTCTACTATCGGTGGTAATACCTCATGGATAATTTGGATCAATTACAAGCAAAGTTAGATAAAATTCTTAATCCATCTATGCCTGAGCCTGTTGCTGTTCCAGAAGTAAAAGCAGAACCAATTAATCCTATGTACTATCAGATTGCTGCTGGTATGGGTAATAATGACGGTGCTGCTTCAATGTCACCTGTGGAAAAGGATTTAAGAACACTTACACCTAATCAATTGATAGCTAAGTATGGTGAGGAAAATGCTAATTATATGTTGGGCAATTTAGCCAGAGCTTCTGGTGAATTACAACGTGGTAACTTAGCTGAACGTGATTGGGGTGAAACTGCTTGGGATAGTACAACTGGTATTGCTAATGCTTTTGTTGGTGGTTTAGGTGGTATTGCTGCTTATGGGGCAGGTAAAGTTAGTCCTGAAGCTGGTGTTGGTCTATCAAATGCAGTAGAAAGTTTACGTAGATATACTGAAGAAAATCAGTCTGATGCTTTAAATGCTCGTAGAAAAGTAGGTGCAATTAAAGATTCCCTTACTCAAAGGGATAGTGATGCTCAATATGATTTAGATATTAAAAATGGTGATTCTAAAACTGTAGCTGGATTAGCTCAATTTGGTAGAGATGTTGTTAATTCCTCTGTATTTGATGACTCAATGTTATTGGGTCAGGGTACTGCTGATGCTATTGGTTCATTCTTAACTGCTTATCCAGTAGCAGGTGCTATTAAAGGTGCAGCTAAACTATTAGTACCTAAAGCAACTGCAAGAGGTATTGGTTTATCTGGTGCTATGGATGCTGAATTAGGTAAATTGACTGTTAATAGAGCTTTATCTAATGCTGATAAATTAGTATGGCCTGCTGCTATTGGTACTTTAGAATCTGGTGGTACTTACCAACAAACTGTTGAAGATGCTATTAATACATTAAAACAACAAGGTAAAACTGTTGGTGATAAGATTGAACAAATTAATGATACTGGTCAACAAGCTGCTGACAGAATGTTTATACCTGCTGCTGGTTTAGGTACTATTACTCGTTTTGGTGAAAAACCATTCCATGTACCAAGCTTAAAACAAGCAGGTACTAATATCTTAGGTAGAGAAGCTCCTGAAGAAGCTGGTCAAGGTGCTGTAGGGACTATTTTAAGTAACCAAGCTATCCAAGATAAAATTGACCCTAATCGTAAAACTGGGCAAGGTGTTGCTGATGCTACAGTACAAGGTGCTGTTTATGGTTCATTAGCTGCTGGTACTGTACAAGCTCCAGGCATAGCTAAACAATCAGTTATTAGTGCTGCTAAAGCTACATTAGGTTACGTTGATAAACGTACTGCTTTAGCTGCTGAGAAAGCTGATGATGCTTCACCTGTAGGTACTAAAGCACTAAAAGAGAAAGCTTCTACTTTGGTTCCAAATGCTGAACCAGTAAAACAAACATTAGCTGCTGAATTAAGTGGTACTGACTTAACACCTGAAGAAAAAGATCAAGGTATTAAGTATGCTAATGATTTAGTTGATTCATTAAAGGTAAGTGTAGAAGATGAATTTGATGACACTATTCCTCCTGAGTTATCAGCTATTATTTCTGGTTCAGAACATCGTATTGATGCTATTCAACAATTAGCTAAAAAAGTTATTACAACTTCTGACCCAAATGAAAAATTATATACTGCTGGTACTTTGTATCAGTTGTTACAACCTATCTTAGATTTACAAACTAATCGTCCCAGTTCAGTAGATAATTTATCTCCTGAATCTCAAGCAGTATTAAAAGATTATGAGAGTCTAATTGCTAATGTAAATAATAGTCCTACTATTAAAAATGCAATGAAACAAATTCATGACATTATGGTATCTCAAGGTGCTACTGTTATATCCCCTGTAATGGAAGAAGAACTTGATACTCCTGCTGGTAAGCAGAAAGTACAGTCTATTATTACTGCTGCTAGTATTGCTCCAGATCAAGGTAATCTGGATGCTACTGAAAGTATTCTCAAACACGCTAAAGAAGGTAAGCTAAACCTTACACCTGAACAAACTACCACTTTAAATACTAGTGTAGCTTTGCTTCGTGCTCGTAAAGAATTAGAAGAAAAGAATAAACAATTCGGTCTTAATGCTGCTGATATTGTTTCTTCTGAAATCTTAACTGATCGTGGTGTTAAAGATAATAATGCTCGTTCTGCTACTCAATATACTCAAGAAATATTAAGTGCTGTACGTAGAGGTAATACTCTTGGTGCTACCCAATTACTTTATGATATGGGTTTATTTGTTAAGCACATGAGAAACAAGGTAGAGGCTATTAATAAGCATTACCTTAATGGTAATCCTAAAGCTGCTCCAGTTCCTTATGAGGCTTTACTTCCTACTACCCATCAATGGGTTGATTCTGCAACTAATCCTAAAGCTATACACAAAGGAGGCTTTGTTAATACTTTATCTCCTGGTTCCATTAAATTTGTTCAAGGTGTAGAGCTAGAACATAAGATTCTGGCTGATGTATTTAACTCATTAACTGAAGTATTTCCTGATTTGGGTATTGATAGAATTGAACCTTTACAACTAGAGAAAGGTATCTCTGGTGCTGTTCGTATAACTAATCAAGAACCAACTAAACCAGTTGTCAAAGAAGAACCAAAACCTAAAGTTATTGAGCCTGATGTTAAGGTTGTTGAGGCAAAGGTAGAAGATAAACCTACTGATAAACCTAACCCTAAGATTGGGGAAACTACTACAGAAGTTAAAGGCAAATTTACTATTACTAAGACAGTGGTATCAGATAATACTGTTCTATCTGCACATACAAATAATGAGGATGGTAAAGTAACTAAAAGTGAGTATGCGACTACTTACCCAGACATTTATAGTGATGAACTTGGTGACAAGTATACTTTAGTTATTTACAGAGACTCTGCAAATCCTTCTGTTATTACAGATGTAGAATCTTTTGATCCTAAAGATAAAAAGAACTCAATTGGTTCTTATGGTAAGCAGGGAAATCAAACAGATGAGAAGTTTATTACAACATTCACTGAGGAAAGTGATGTTACTCTTGAGTACACTAATAAGTTTGAAAAATCCTTACCTGTAGTAAAACCAAAGACACCTACTACTGCAACACCTAAGCAAACTACTCCTGTACAGTCTGTTGTACCCCCTTACTACACAGGTAAAATAACACCCGATAAAAATACAGTATTCGTATTTGGAAGTAATCCAGAAGGTAGACATGGAGCAGGTGCAGCCTTAATAGCAAAGAATCAGTTTGGAGCTAAGTATGGTCAAGGTGAGGGACTACAAGGTAATGCTTATGCTTTGCCTACAAAAGATTTAAGAGTTACAAAAGACAAAGGACTTAGATCTATACCTGGTACACAGATAACTGAGAGCATTAAAAAGTTGTATGTTGTAGCTAAACAGCATCCTGATAAAATGTTTAAGATAGCATTTACAAACACTACTGAAGCATCTCTGAATGGCTACACAGGTTTAGAGATGATTGAGATGTTTAATGCAGCAGGTGTTGCCCCTGCTAATATTATCTTTAGTGAGGAGTGGTTCAAAACAGGTAAGTTACTATCTACTAAAGTCACTCCCCCTGAACCAAAGAAAGCTAAGACTCCTGACCAATCACAAGTACTTACTGAATTAAATCTTAGTGCTAAACAGATTCAAGATGTTACTTCTGACTTAAAAAACCTTGTATCTTTTGAGACTGTTAATACTAATACAAACAGACAGACTGCACAGCTTGGTTCTGATTACACTTATTCAGGTAAGACTTATGAAGGTCAGCCTATACCTACGCATATTCAAACATGGGTGGATGCCGTTAATAAGGAACTAGGTACAGCGTACAATTCTGTATTGGTTCAGTACTATCCTGCGAATACTAAATCAGGTATTGGTTTCCACAAAGATAATGAGAAGGATCAGTTTGATACTAATCAGCCTGTAATTTCACTATCTATTGGTCAAACAATACCTTTTATTGTGCATGAAAAACTAAACACACCTGTTACTTTTAGCCTAAAGTCAGGAGATGTGTTTAAATTTAATGGTAATAAATTACATGGTATAGCAACTCAAAACCATACGGGTGAACGCTATAGCCTAACATTAAGACAGTTCCATATAGTTAAAGTACATAAGACTACTCCCCCTGTATCACCTGAAGCAGTTAAACAAGATAAAGCTACGATTACTAAAGAAGAAGTATCTAAACTTTCTGTTAAAGAGCTTAATTCTAAAATTAATGCTACTTTTAATAAGGCGGATATAATTATTCTAAACAATGAATTAATTAGTCGTGAGGTTGTATTAGAGGGTTATGACCAACCAGTATTAGAAGAAATCAAACCAGCTAAAGCGTTTGATCTTAATGATGGCCAAAAGAAAGCATTTGATAAAATTATGTCTTTCTTAGATGGTAGTGGTATTACATTTACTCTTACTGGTTCTGCTGGTACTGGTAAGACTACTCTTGTAAATACCATTATTTCTGCTCTTAAAAAATCAGGTAGTGTATACAGTAGTGTTGTACTTAGTGCTCCTACCCATCGTGCTAATGCTGTTACTAAGAGTAAGAATAAAGACCAAAAGGTTATGACCTTACATCAATTATTATCTTTGGCTCCAGAAGTGGACTTAGAGAATTTTGATGCTTCTAAAGTAAAATTTAATCAGATTGAAAAAGAGAGAGATCCATTCCCTAATAGTGGATTAATTATTATTGATGAATCATCAATGATTTCCGATGCTTTGTATGATTTCTTAATGGATAAAGTATCTGAATTTCCAGATGTTAAGATTTTATTCTTAGGTGATGCTGCTCAATTAAGACCAGTAACAAAGGATAATAAACCTTCATTACATGATTCTAAGGCACTTACTCAAACTGACGGTCAAGCTAATCTTACTAAAGTAGAGAGAGCTAAAAATCCTGAGTTATTGTCTGAATCTGTTTACGTAAGAGACGAGGATAATAAAAATGGGGGTAGGTTCAGCAATCAAAATAATATGAATAATTCTAATGGTGTTGCTTTCATTGATAGTGAAGCAGGATTCATTAATAGACTTATTCGTATGTTTAAGTCTCAAGAATTTGCTGATAATCGTTTATTGGTTAGAGCTGTTGCATATACCAATAAACGTGTAACTGAGATTAATTCTAAGGTTCGTGAATCTCTATATGGTAAAGATGCACCTGACTATGTAGTTGGTGATTTACTAATGGGGTATAACCGATTTGGTAAACAAGATGATAAAGGTAATTTACCTATTGCTAATGGTATTGACTATTTAGTTACTTCTGTTGGTTCAGAAAAAACTATTGATATTCTTGGTGTTCAGGTTAAGACAGTTCGTATTACTATTAAAGATGTTTATGGTCTTGGTGGTAGTAATACTCTTACTGTTATTCTTCCATCTAATGATGCTGCTATTTGGCAGGCTTTAGGTGAAAAATTTCAAAAATTATCTACTCAAGCTTATGCTGCTAAAAATAAATCTATCTTTGATAATGAGGCTAATAAGTATGTATTCCCTAGAGATCTTAAAGCTTTAGTTACTCCTAGAAATACTTCTATTAAGCCATTTGAAACCACACTGATTAAGCAAACCATTAACTATGGTTATGCTCATACCATCCATAAATCTCAAGGGGGTACTTATACCTATGTGTTTGTAGATGAACCAAGTATTCTGTCTACTAAGGATTTAGACACTCGTAAAAGATTACGTTATGTCGGTATGACTAGAGCAGAAAAAGGTGCTTATATTCTTACTACCTCTGAAATAACTGGTGAACCAATTACAGAAGCTAAGTTTCCAGTAGCTACTTCCGTTACCGATCTTAAAGATACTCCAGTAAAACAAGAGCCTATTCCTGTTGAACCAGTATTAGCTGAAGAAGTGCCTGTAAAACAGGAACAATCTACTGTTACTACTGAATTAGTTGAACCAACAAATAAAGTAGATCCAAAGACATTCACCAATCATTCTGGTGGTGCTAAAGGCTATGATGCTGAATGGGATATTATTGGTGCTGAGTTTGGGTTTATTAATAATAACCACTACTTATTACCTGTAGACGGTTCTGTTGCAGATCCAAGACTTAAAGCCAAAGGTGTTAAACCTGTAGATGCTACAAAGGATATTGGACAAGTAGCTGCTACTGGTCCAGCAATAGGTGAAGCTCAAATAGCTGTAACAAAAGCTGAAAGAGCTATGGGTAGAATAGAAAAAAATCACACCACAAGAAATACTAAGAAAATTAGAAACTATGCTCAAGTTAAAAATGCAGATGGTATTTTTGCTATTGGTTCCTTAATACCTAAAGGTGCAGATATTACTATTGCACTAGGTAAAGAAACTAGAGTTGCTTTAGTACCTCAAGTAAATGGTGGTACAAGTGTTGCAGTTCAGTTAAGTATTACAATGGGTAAACCTACTTACGTATTTAACCAAGTTGCTAATAGTACTTATGCAGAGGGATGGTATAAATGGAGTAAGGCTAAACAGGATTTTGTACCTGTAGATACACCTGTATTAACTAAAAACTTTGCTGGTATTGGTACTTCATCAAATACAACACCACAAGGTAAACAGGCTATTAGAGATGTTTATGCTAAAACTTTATCAGGTGCTACTACAACCAATGAAGAATTGTATAATGAGTTACCTGTAGGGGATACTATTATTGATGATTCTCCTATTGTTACAGGTAATAAAAATGCAGTTATAAAAATTAAACCTGATGTTGTAGCACCAAGTAAATTTTCTGAATTGGTTCAAGGTGCTGCTAATTTCTTTATTAACTCTTTCAAATTTAAAGGTAAAGAGACTACTCGTACTGATGATGTAGAGAGTCCTCTTCAATTTGTTCGTCAAACCTTAATAGACTTACCTTTATTTAGGGAGACTGTACCTAACAGTAAGTATGACCTAAATAGAGATGTTGCTAGGGCTTATAGAGAGTACCTAGGAACACATTATGATAATTTAAGTAATACTCTTAAAGCTAACTTGAACCTATTCTTTAGTGAGAAAAAACGTTTAGCTAGATTTGAAAAAGGTGATCCTTTAAATCGTTTTGAAGAAGGTAAAGTACTTAATATTACTGAACGTACAGACAAAGGTTATGAGTACAACCAACACTTATTAGAGTTAGCTACATTAGCTGGCTTACAGTGGTTCCTTACTGCTGGTCAAACTGAACGTAGGGTAGATATAGAAGATGTTGCACAATTACTTGGTATTACAGAAGATAAAATTACTGATGAATTAATGAACCAGTTCTTAAATACTTCTGATATGGGTCAATTGTCTCAAGGTCTTACTAATACTATTAAGAGTTTCTGGGGTATATCTGGTATCAGTACTGAGATGATGGCCTATACAGATGGTATCCCTGAAGCTATGGCAGCAGAGGTTATTAGGGCATTTACTGAACTTGAAATGATTACCTTAACTAAGGTCGATCATCCTACTAAACCTGGACAAGAAGTTAATCGTTATGAGGTTAATCGTTTTGATAATGATGCTCTATATAGTTTCCCTACTGCTATTCAGGAAGTAGTATTAGTTGAGTCTGAGGATGTTACTTACTTTGGTGATGACATTCCTCCTGTACCACAAACTCAATTAGGTAATCCTACAATTAAGCTATCTCGTAAGGAGAAGAAAGCTGTTGCTGCTGCTAATAAAACAGAGGTTAAAACTAATGTTTTACAAGCCAATATTATTATGTCTCTTACTCAAGATGCACTGAAGGTTATGTTTGGCGGTGGTATTGAAAATGAGCACATGAACAAAAATACTTTAGCTAGTATTCAAGGTGAAAATAAAACTATCCTTAATGCCTATCAAGCTATGGTTGATATGCTTAGTAGGGTTGATAACGTATCCAAAACTTTAGGTAAAGACGCTAGTGAAGTAGTT